AAAAGCCTAAGCTCTTGGTTTTCCTCTGCGGTTAAGTTAATGGCGCAGACTAAAGCGGATATAATAATTAATTTTTTCATTGTTTAGCTATTTTTTCTTTCTTGGATAGTTAGTTTTTCTTTTTCATTCCCATACGCGCTATGTCGTGGGTTGCAGCAACATTGGCAACGGGGTTTGTTGTCTCTTGTTTTTTCAAGTTTGCCGGTTTTATGATTTATGTGTTTTCTTATGGTTCTGCTCATTTGTGTTCTGCTTTCTTTGTTCCTCTCCAGTCGGGAAATTCCGTGCGTCCAAAATTGGAGCCATAAGCTGTGTGAAGGTGGACGGTAGATCCATGTTTTACAATAACTGGCCCCCAGTCTTCAAATTTTAGACCCGGAATATCCATTTCGCTTACATTCATATATACACCATTAGAGATCAAAATATGATCATTATCTCCAGCGTCCATGCATCTTTGAGCCATGTTGATTCCGTGTCCACTAACATTGGGGTTATTATTTATGTCTTTTACTGGTACAACTGGGCCTGTGTAAAGTCCATTCCTTAAACCTATGTCCGCGCTCTTATAGCATTTTTTACCCACGTCAACAGCGCATTTAAACGCCGCATGAACACTGTTAAAAAACACAAGAGCCATGCCATCCCCAGTAGGGAGAACAATCAGCTTCCCTTGTCTTTGGGCTTGCTGATAGCCTTGTGTTCCTTTAACTATAGCTATGAGGTCGTCCATAACTTTCTTTTGCATTGCGGTGCTTTTTTTGGAGTACCCTACGATATCCATAAAATATGTATAGGATTCACACGGGCTGTCGTAAGTAATGGCATCGCCTTTGCAGGCAAACGGGTCTTCTCCCCATTTCCATTTTATAACGCGGGATCTCTTTACCCTTTCTTCGTCTTCTTTGATTTTGTCGGAGGCTTCTTTTATGCGCGCGCTTCTTTCTTCGTGTTCTTGCTGTAGGGCGGTGTCCCGAGCTTCTCTGTCCGCTTTTGATTCGGTCATTTTACCCCATAAGCTTTTTGGGGCTTCTTTAACCTCTTGAAACTTCATTGGCTTGTACTTTTTGGGGTCTTTAGCTGTACCGACTTTTGTAGTTGATACTGTCTTGTGCTGTTTTACTTTATTTCTATTTGGGTTTTTAAGACAGCCCTTAGTTTTTAGGTATTTTAAAAGATCCTCGTGGTTGTTGTCCAAGGCGATTTCGTAAGGGTTTAGTTGTCCGTCGTGGCAGGATCCGTTGGGGTTAGCTTTATACTCAAATAACAAATCGCACATCTCTTGATTATTTAATTCTACCGCATAATGTATAGCCATCCACCCCCGACTATCTCTACCGTTTATCTTTATGGACTCGTCTTCCAGAAGAGTTTCTATTTCATCTATATCCTCCATTTGAATAGCTTGATGAAGCGTCATGTCGTTTCCATAAAATTTACCCCCTTTTGCTTTTAAGTTGTTTATTATTTTAAGACGACTAGGACCTTCGGCTACGTCCATAGGATATACGACGGGGTCTTTAGCGTGCTCGTTTTTCTGGAGAGCAAGATTCCAGTCGCTTTGTTTTTCGTGCTGAGGGGGAGCACTTTTAATATTTGGAGATATACCAGCTTCTAAGATGACTTGCACGGCCTTGGCTTTGCTGCGATTGGAAGCGTGATGCAAAGGGCTCCATCCAAGGTCTTCATCTAGAGACAAAAATGCCTTCTTATTTTTTAGGGCAGCTTTTATCCCCTTTATATTGCCGTTTTGAGCGAGTATGTGCAGTTCTCCCATACTCTATTGATTACACTCAAGAATCTTCGCAATAAGCTAAGTTTTTTTCTATTTCTTCATGGCAATCACAACTACTTTCACAGTAGTCGTTGAGTTCTTCGTTTTGTTTTTGGCATTCTCCTTGACAGTTATCTTCGAAACAGTTTGGATTGACGCAATGCATAATAATTAATACACAACGTTCTAAAGTAGTTACGCAAATAATTCTGGAGACAGCTCTTTTGTCATCTTATGTACTTTTATAAGATAAAAGCTAACTGTCGAAATTAATCAACAGATTTTAAGCCGGAGCGCCAGCTGAACCGTCACTACCACCAGAGCCACTAGAGCTAGGGGCAGTATCAGGGCTCTGTGCTGGAGCTGGATCTGGGGCTGGAGAGCCTGACGAACCATCACTACCACTAGAGCTTGGCGTTGGTTCCGGGGAACCAGACGAACCATCACTACCACTAGAGTTTGGCGTTGGTTCCGGGGAACCAGACGAACCATCACTACCACTAGAGTTTGGCGTTGGTTCCGGGGAACCAGACGAACCATTGCTTCCATTAGAGCCCGGGGAACCGGATGAACCATTGCTACCGTCAGAGCCGTACGCTGTATAATTAGTTGTCATTTTTACTCTTTTGAACTCTCTAGCTACGCCAGCAAAACCACACTTGGGGCATTGCCGCTTCCTGCTAAACAATCTTCTAAACATATTAAACATGCCTTCTATTTCTTATACGTTTTTTTGTTCAAAATGTAAAAAAATAAATATAACGACTCGATGGCAAAAAAGGTTATTATCACTTGGGAAGCTTCTCACGAAGCGGTAGTTGGGTTGACATTTGACGAAGATATTGATGCAAATCAATTCGAAAATGATTTAAACCAAAATACAGAAGCCTCTGATCCTAATGGGGCATTAGCAAAAATAGAGCAAATGACCAAAGAAAATAAAATCGATTTTCAAAACATGACAAATGTTTTACTCAAAAATTTTAAAGTCAGAGAAATCTAAAGCCCCCTTTTCTAGGGGCGGAAATGTTTTTCTAACTTCTCTTCCAATTTGTCAAATCTGGAATGAATAACGTCTATAGCTCTTGTTAAGTCACCTTTTGTGACATACTGCTTTGGCATTTCGACTGCCATTTGGGCGACCTTGTCGGTCATCTCGTCATGCTTTTTCCAGAGGTTGTCTATGTTATGAAATAGTCTTTTCATAGTCCAACCAATAGAGAACGCAGCTATACCTAAAATTATATCTATTGCATTATTAAATTCCATTTTTGACTTTATTTAAATACACTTTTTTTTATTTTTCTTCCCCTAGTTTCGGGATTTCTTTCATTTTGTCCCTTATGGCTCTTTGTTCGTCATAGCCTTGTTCTCCGCCTTTATGTAAGTAATGAAAGCCTCCGTTTAAAGGGAGCTTCTTTTCTATGACCAGCAGTTTTAGCCTGTCGTTTGGGACTATCATTTTAGTTCCGCGATCTGTCATGTAAAAAATTGTTTTCAAAAATCCGACACGAACTATACGCGCCTGCCTTCCAGAGATATACAACACATCATCATTACAGAAGTCCTTACCAATACATATCAAAAACCCTTCCGCAGCTTTGTGAATCGCGTCTTTAAACAAGATACCCAAAAAAGCGAAAAGGAATAACCAGCCATACGAGCCCATTAATTGCTCTATGGCTTGTTGAAATTCAGGGCTATTGTGGGCCAGACCAAGGATTTTGTCTGTAGCCAAGTTTATATCGTCCATCTCTAAACAAATATACACCTCTAATTAAGAAATTGGTGTATATATATTGTATATGGAAGATCAAATCGCTAATGCCGGTCAAAATTTTATCGGCGAACACGGTTGGTTGCTCATCGCGGGAGCGGCGGGTTTAATTTTCAAAGAGACTATAACTAGCTTCGCAGCTGCAGTATCAATGTCTCTTTTCGGAGGAATAAAGACTGACGATGTCTACAGTATGGGTGGACGAGCCTGCAGGGTAGTAAGAGTTGGAATAAGATCTACAACTTTCTATTTTGCAGACACTAAAACCCGAGTAGATATAGCAAATGAAGACATTAAAGGTCTAAGACTCGAAAAGAAGATAGCACCGATGGATACAGAATAAGAGCGAAATAGTTATATATTATGCCTAAAGTTAAACTCGACCAATTGGCCAGTTCTTTAGAAGATCTGGATAATCCACAGGGTAGGGCTTTGCAGCGAGAGCCTATTAGACACAGGGAAAAGTTTCATATAGAAGATTTCAAATGGACAAGAAAACAGAAAGATTTTATCAAGATAGCCTTAAGTAAGGAATCTAAGATACTTTTTGCCAAAGGTCCGGCGGGGTCTTCTAAAACTCTCCTTAGTGTTTATTGCGCTCTACATTTACTTAGCGAAGGAAAGGTTTCCGAAATAGTCTATATTAGATCTGCGGTGGAAAGCTCTGATTCTAGAATGGGGTTTTTACCGGGAGACGCTGATCAAAAGCTTCATTTTTATAACCTGCCTTTTTTACATAAAATGGAAGAGCTTATATGCCCTAATGTAATAAAAAAACTACAAAAAGACGAAAGAGTATCAACTTATCCTGTTAATTTTTGTAGAGGTATGAGTTGGAATTCTAAGTGCCTAATATTTGACGAGTGCCAAAATAGTACCGTAAAGGAAATAGTGACTGTTTTAACTAGGTTGGGTATGGGTTCTAAATGCTTCGTATTAGCTGACCCTGCTCAAACAGATTTAAAAAATGGGGCCAGAGGGGGATTCGAAAGAATAGAAGGTCTTTTCACAGATAAAGAAAGTAAAAAGTTCGGCATAAATACTTTCCAATTCGACGAAACCGATGTGGTTAGATCCGAGCTTGTTAGATTTTTGGTAACTAAATTTAAAGACTTGACTACTATTAGCTAGTCTTCTGGACTCTCGCACTGGACCGTCTGCCTCCACCCGTCTTTATGCAAGATGTTTGTTAGCGCACTGCAGAATCTTCTGACTTTTTTTTCAGGTACGTCCCAAAAGAAAGCGTGGAAAATTTCTTCGGTTAAGACTGCCATTTCTCGTTTAGGAGGGAGATCGGGGGAAATATGTATCTTAGGACCTTTATAATCTGGGGGGTCACATAGACCATCAGCGTTGTAGCTGTAATGAGGTCTCTTCTTAAAGATCTTATACTTTATTCCATCGTTGTTAGTAAAAGTGTAATTAGCCATAACATTTTTATTGTGTAAAACGGTATCTAGTTGTAATAACTATTTGCTTAGTTATAAAAGATATGTCTAAGTTAAAAAAAGTTACTTATTGCCAGAGCTGCGGTCAATCTAACCCTTGGGTGATGCAGTCCAAGACCTCCTTGCTGCAGAAGCCGAAATTTTGCTGTTCTTGCGGAACTGATTTAGTCACAGGACAAAAACCTGCTAAGGAAGTTGCTGCCAGAAAAACAGAGATAGAAGAGGAGGATACTCCCATTCCTCTGAATATCCCGCCATTAGAGTTAGATATGGAAGCTTCTTATTTTCCGAAGAGAGACTCGCAAACCCTAGGTAGCTTAGTCGACCCTGCGAGGACAGGCGAAGAAGATACCTAAACCACATGCCCAAAAAGAAGGCGAAAAAAATAGACTTTGAGGACTGTATAGATGTTATTGACCAAGAGATTTCCAAAAGAAGAAATAAGTGGACTCTAACTTCTATAGCTTGGATGGATTTTGATGATATTTCTCAAATTCTAAAAATACACATTTTTAAAAAGTGGCATTTGTATGATTGTAGTAAGCCTTTAGCTCCTTGGCTCAACAGAATCATATCGAACCAACTAAAAAATTTAATTCGCAATAACTATAGTAATTATTGCAAACCTTGTTTAAAGTGCGCTGCAGCGGAACCGGATTCTGCCTGCTCAATATATGGCAGTCAAGATGCCAGATGCCCCCTTTATAAAGCTTGGCTACGCAAAAAGAAGTCAGCTTATGATGTGAAGATGGCTCTGCCCTTAGAAAAACATAAAGAGAAGCTTAATGATGTTGAGGTTTCTCCTGCGGACATAGAGCTTGGTATTGTAAAATTAAATAAAAAACTTAAAGAGGTCTTAAAGCCTAACGAGTGGATAGTCTACGAAGGCTTTTATATAATGAATAAAACAGAGCAGGAAATTGCTGAAACTCTGAATTTCAAAACTACAGAAAAAAATAGAACTCCGGGATACAAACAAATAAAAAATATACAAAAGTCTATTTTAACCAAGGCTAGAAAAATTTTAAGTAAAAATGAGTTAGACTGGATATGATTGATATTCCTGAATTAAAAAATACTGTTAAGATAAATAGCGAAGGCTGTGCGGAAAACTATTCGCCGGAAGACGCAGAAAGGGTTGTGGACAGTATTATTAGTAGATCTCTAAGATATCCTACTACCTATAAGAGCATAACCGAAAAAAAACAAGAGGCAAAAGAGCTAAGGCAGAAAGGTTGGCTAAAGATAGAAGGGGCCTTAAAAAACAAGATAGATTTGATTGACACGATTAGCCGAAAACTTAATTACATATTAGACGGAGGTGAAATAGAAGTTTATTCTGAGTTGGGCAGGCAATTTGGGGAGCGGAATGATAATATATTTAATCAGTCCGAAGCCAGAAATAATCAATTATTTTTATCTGTACCCGAGCCGCTTTATAATGTCCCTGAAATATCAGATATAATTTTTGATAAGACTTTAATTGGAGTCGCTAAATCTTTTTACGGGTGTATTCCTGCTATTGGCACTCTAAACCTCAGAAAAAGTTTCGCTAATAATCTAAACAGCGAAAATACGACTATGTATCACGTAGACCCGAACTCTCCTTATTTTTTTAAAGCTTTTGTCTATTTAAAAGATGTCGACAGTGTGGAGGATGGGCCTTTTACTTTTGTTGAGGGTAGTATAGATAATAAACCTGATAACTTACTACAAGAATATAGATGGCAAGACGATGAAATAGAAAATTTTTACGGCAAGGATAAAATAAAACATTTAACAGCGAAAAAGGGAGATGTTCTATTTGCCGTGACCTCTGGCTTCCATAAAGGCCAGAAGTGCGTTAGAAAAGATAGAGAGCTTCTAACCATAGATTATATGTGTCATCCTGACAGTTGGGATATGAAAAAATCTATGTTCATTAAGAGAGATACCTTTTTAAACTTACAAAAAGAAGATATACCTTTAACAGACTTTTTAAAAATAAGAGTATGAATGACCTGACATTAACCAATGAGCAAAAGTTTGCACTTACTTCAGTAAGAGACAGTTTCCTCGCAGGGGATGATGTCGATATATCCTTAATGCATCTGATACAAGATGTTGCGGGATTCAAAGGTAAAGACGGGAGAAGCAAAGAGGGTCGTGCTGTAAAATCATATTTAAGCGAGATAGACTTCAATGCAATACCAGCTAGCGAATATCAAAAAGTCGATAAACCAGAACTATCAGAAGAACAAAAAGAGTTTCTAGGAAACCACAGAGGCACAATGAAATATGTTGAGATGTCTCGAATAATTTTTGGAGATGAGTCGTTGACAAGCCTAAGCGCCGAAACAAGGATGGTTACGGACTACTGCAAAAGTCTAGAGGGAGAAGACTTTGAGACTCCAGAAGAACAACAAGAGAGGTTTGAGTATAAACCCCCAAAGCATCCAGATAGAGTTTTAAGCAGGGTTAATAGATTTGTTCACGACAGCGGAATAGATAAAGATAAAATTACGCCTAGACAAAAAAAGAATTTAGAAAGGTTGATGGGCTACCTTCATACCTTTAGGTTTATTCATCAGATAAATAACTACGAACACGAAACAGAAAGAGAGTTATTTGAATCTTCGTTTGTTAGATATACCAATGACAAGCCGGACTTAACTCAAGAAGAAGTAGACCAGTATATAGTCTTGTCTGGAGAAGTGGTGATAGCGTCCAATATCCAAAGAAGGGTTGGGAGACTTCAGAGATTACTTGATGATACTGCCAACGACAACGAGGGAAGAAGGATATCAATGAGTTTAGTGGAGGCTATAAGCACGGCTACAAACGAATATAACTCTTGTGTTAATAGACAGCATAAACTACTAAGCGACCTAAAACAAAAGAGAAGCGATAGGTTGAGTAAGCAAGTCCAAGACAATGCAAGTATATTGAATCTTGTTGAGACTTGGAAAGAAGAAGAAAGCCGAAGAGAATTAATAAAGATGGCAGAGCTAAGAAAGGGTACTATTAAAGACGAGGTGGAGAAGCTAGTAACTATGGACGATGTCAAGGCTAGAATATTTGGATTATCAGAAGAGGAGGCTTTAAATGGATAAGTCTCTAAGTGAATGTATGAAAATGGAGTTTGTCTGTAAAATAGACGGAAAAAAATTCGAAACAGAAAAACAGCTCCATATGTATCTCAGAAAGTATAAGATGCGTATGGCTGAGTATTATCAAAAGTATTATCCTAGGAGAGATTTACTTACTGGAGATTTAATTAAATTCAAAAATAAAAGTCATTATTTTTCTAATTATTTTAATTCAAGACCTAACATGAAGAAATACCTCGAGTCGGCCTCTGAAGAAGACGCTAGAAAATTTTGTGTTCAAGTAATCAAAGACAGGATAATGAGAAGGAAAATTAAGTATTCTCCTACTCAAGTTGAAATGAGGTCTTCCATGATGCCGCCTATTTTTTATTATCAAAAGCTGTTCGGTAATTACTACGATCTTTGTTATGAGCTTGGACTATTAAAAAGATTTAAAAGAGTTCCTAAAAATAAAATCAAAGAAAGTATAGAAGAAGGCTATGAAATCATTGTTGATACAAGAGAGCAAAAGCCATTAAATATAAACTACGGCACAAGAAGAGAGGGTCTGAAATTTGCGGATTATTGGCTCGATAAAGAGAACAATAAGTGCTTCGTAGAAAGAAAAGAGACGAAAGACTTTATAGGTACTTTTACTGGCGGTTGCGAAAGATTTTCTAGAGAGCTAGGGAGAGCAAAAGAGCAGGGCGCTTATGTCGTAGTAGTTGTTGAAAACTCTTTAGATAACATGATGAAATTTAATTACCTAAAGTATATCACAAAGAAGGTTCAGGTAACCCCAGAGTATGTGATGAGAAATGTTCGAGACATAATACAAAATCATGACAACGTACAGTTCTTATTTGCAAAAGGAAGAACAGAAGCTACTAGGTTAACTAGGAAGCTTTTCTTTTGTGGTCAAAACTATAAAAATGTAGATCTACAGCTAGCTTATGATCTTAATCTATTGTAATGTGGTCATCTCCTGCAAAATACAAAAAAGAAATCGAAGATGTTAATGCTAAATTAGCAAAGCTGGAAGGATCTCTAGAAGACAAACAAGCACGCAGTACCCTAGCTGAATTTTTAAGAAATAATTTATATTTTACTACGTATCTTTTAAGTGGTATAAAGTTAGCGCCTTACCAAGAAATAACTTTAAGAGCCTTATTTAATAGAAATTTTAGTATGTGCGTATGGGGTCGAGGATGTGGCAAAAGCTTCATAGCTTCAATATTTTGTTTTTTGCAATGTATATTTGAACCCAATACAAAGATACTAATAGCTGGCCCAACATTTCGTACTGCAAGATTTATTTTCAATAACATAGAAAAGATAGTAGAGACAAAAGAAGCCGCTCTTTTGGCTCAAGCCTTCGGAGCCAAGGTAAAAAGAAACGACCAGTATGAGTGGAGAATAAACGGAGGCACTATAACAGCCATCCCTTTAAGCGGAGAAAAGATTCGTGGTTTCCGCGCTAACATACTTGTACTTGACGAGTATCTTTTGTTGCCGGAAGACATAATCAAAAACGTACTCATGCCATTTCTCGTTGCCCCTCAAGACATGAAGAGAAGGATGGAAATCAAAGAGATCGAAGATGGCTTAATTAAGGAGGGCGTAATCAAAGAAGAAGATAGGACTAAGTTTGAAAATAAGTCTAAAATGATAGCGCTGTCTTCAGCTAGCTATACTTTTGAGAATCTTTACAAGACCTACCAAGAATGGATTGGGAAAATACAATCAGACGAACAAGAAGGAGACGCTAAATACTTTGTATCTCAAATGGGGTATGAGGCTTTACCAAGGGAGATGATAGACAAGACTATCATTGACGAAGCCCAAGAAGGAGGGTCTTCCCACTTTTCGTTCCAGCGAGAATATTGCGCTCAGTTTACAGATGGAAGTGATAGCTACTTTAGCGCAAAGAAGATGGAGATGTGCACTTTGAAAAGTGATGAAGAACCATCTACTCTTATGGTCGGCAGAACAGGTAGGCGTTATGTAATGGGAATTGACCCCAATATGAGCGATAGTCCTACGGCCGACTACTTTGCTATGTCTGTCATAGAGATAGACGACGATACGGGTCAAGGTACCTTAGTGCATACTTATGCGGGACTTGGAAGCCTAAACAAACATGTAAAATATTTAGCTTATTTACTTCAGGCTTTTAATATTGTTTTTATATGTCTTGATAATGCTGGATCCGATACCTATTTAGATAGCTGTAATGAATCTCAATTCTTTAAAGATGCTAGAATAAATTTAAAAACCATACCCTTAAACTCAGACGCAGAAGGAATAGAATATCAAAAAACTTTGAGACAAGCTAAACAAAAATACAATCAAGAAAACCATCAAATTTGTTTTAATCAAGTATTTACTAGTAATTTCATACGTAGAGCTAATGAACACCTACAGGCCTGTATAGACTATAAAAAAATTTGGTTCGCTTCTAGGACGGCTTCAAATGAATTATTTTTTAATAGAACTAGTTCTATAAGATTACCCTATCCTAAAAAATTAGTATTTATTGATGACCGAAAAGAATGGTCTATGCTTGACTTTATTGAGCATCAAGATGATATGATTTACCAAACTAAGAAACAATGCAGTTTAGTAGAACATAAGGCAACCGCAAGGGGGTCTCAGAATTTTGACCTACCTCAGCACCTAAAAAGGTCCACTTCTGTAAACAAAGCAAGAAAAGATAATTATTCCTCATTAATGTTGGCAAATTGGGGTCTTAAACTTTATAACGACATAAATAAGGTCGAAATCGACACTAACAAGGAAACTTTCGAGCCTATTATGCTTTTTTAAGTGTAAATAAAGTCGAATAAGTTTTTATGGCAAGCACAATTAGAACTGGTCAGGTAGATGAGAGTAGCTTCCTTAAGCTATTCAACACGAAACTTTCTGGTAGCGCCACAAACAAATCTGGCTTTTATACACATGATAATACTTCTGGCTTTGTCGCTTTTTCACAGGGCGGACCAAAGTCTATGACCGGTTATAGTGGCGATATCATGAGTAGGACTTCTGGCTTAACCACTGCTGTTTCTGGGGCTCTAGATTCATCTGGATTATTTCTTAAGACTAAATCTGATGATGTCTCTGGTCATGCGGAGAGCTTTGCAACTGGAGCGAGCGGCTATCTTTCTGGGCAAATAACTAATGTTTCGGGTCAGTTTGCTGACACTAGTGGCGAGTTTCTAAAATCTGGAAGTTCGTACCATACTGGTTCAGGAGATTTTTCCGTAAATGCGCCGAGCGGAGCCTTAGCTTTTTCCTCGGGGCATAATGACACGTTTGGTTTTTTTATTGCGACTGGAGATACATCAGTCAAAGCAGGATGGATGAAAGTCCCCGGTCAAGCCGAAGTTACTGGCATAGTGTCAAATTCTAGCGGTGATTTAAAAACAAGCCTAGAAGCAACAGGGGCTAATGTTAGCGGCGCGATTGATAATGTATTGGCAGACACTTCTACCAAGTTCACGGCTAAAAAAACTTTTA